TAGATGTTCACGAAAACAAACGTTGATTTGCTTTTGTACACCCGGGCTTCTGGGCCTTTGTTGCACTGCACAAAAAACGACCCCCTTGGCCCCCCGCCCGGGCCCTCCCCTATAGGGGGGTTCGCTCAAAATTTTGGCACCTTTTGATGAGTTACCGATGACACAGAACAAAATGACCGCTAGACAACGCCGACAAGCGCTCAGCACCGACAAGCGCGAAGCGGTCGTTCAGGAGCTCGAAGCGATTGGGGCAGGCGAGGTGACGGATGTCATCAACTGGGACGAGTTTGGACAGGTCGCACTCACAGCATCCGACCAGCTACCCGAGAGGGCGAGGCGGTCAATCAAGAAGGTGAAGGTCACTCCCAACCAATTTGGCAATCAAATTGAGGTGGAGATGCACGACAAGATCGCCGCGCTGCGACTACTCGCCAAACACCGTGGCCTGCTAGAGCCGAACAGCGACGAGCAGCGACCATCGATGATAGGCATCAACGTGACAGGCCCGAAAACAACAACCTATGAGGTAAGTGATGGCCAGGACAAGAAGCGCGACTGACCAATCAGCGAGGCGCAAACGACAGCGAGCCACAGACCCGCTGCAAGGGCTGGACCTTGATTTCAGTGAAAGCCCCGTGGTGTGGCAGTTTCTGAACGACGACGCATTCGTTCGTGGTCTGCTAGGCCCCGTCGGGTCAGGCAAGACCTATGCAAGTCTCGCTGAGGTGATGCTGAGAGCGGTGAAGCAGCCGCCAAGTGAGATTGACAACGTCCGATACACCCGATTCGCAGTCATCAGAAACAGCTATCCGGAGCTGCGCACGACGACCATCAAGACGTGGCAGGAGATTTTTCCAGAAAATACCTGGGGACAGATGCGGTGGTCGCCACCCATCACGCACCATATTCAGCTACCACCGCGTGACGGCGCACCAGGACTCGACTGCGAGGTGATCTTCCTCGCCCTGGACCAACCCAAAGACGTCAGGAAGCTGCTCAGCCTGGAGCTAACGGGAGGCTTCGTGGATGAGGCGCGAGAATTACCCAAGGCCGTGGTGGACGGCCTTACGTCCCGGGTCGGGCGTTACCCGACAAAGCGTCACGGTGGATGCCCATGGCGCGGGGTGTGGATGTCAACTAACCCCATGGATAGCGACCACTGGTGGCCGCATATCGCTGAGAAAAATCCAATCAGAGGGAAGTTCCCCTGGAAGTTCTTTAAGCAGCCTGGCGGCGTCGTTGAGGCGACTAAAGAACACGACAACACGATCTTCGCCGCAGGCAAGTATTGGATAAACAACCCCGAGGCCGAGAACGTCAACAACCTGCCCATGGGTTATTACGAGCAGCAGCTTGCCGGTAAAACGCTCGACTGGATTCAATGCTATGCAGGCGCCCAATACGTCTACGTGCAGGATGGAAGGCCGGTCTGGCCAGAGTTCAGCGATAGCATGATGTCGTCAGACATCGAGATTGAACCTGGATGGCCGGTGCACATCGGCCTCGACTTCGGACTAACCCCCGCCGCCGTGTTTGGACAGCGCATGCAAAATGGTCGATGGCACGTTGTGCATGAGCTCGTGGCATTCGATATGGGCCTTGAGCGTTTCTGTCATCAGCTGATGCAAGAAATCAACACCATGTTCCCCAAGTGTCAGGTGTTTATCTGGGGTGACCCTGCGGGGCAGAAGCGCGATGAAATTTTCGAGGTGACCGCGTTCGAACACATGAGGACTCTGGGTTTGCGTGCGCAGCCAACCGCATCCAATGATTTCATGGTGAGGCGCGAAGCTGGAGCCGCACCGATGAATCGCTTAATCGATGGCAAGCCAGGGCTGGTCGTTAACAGAAATTGCACCCGAACTCGAAAAAGCCTTGCCGGTGGATACCACTTCAAGCGAGTTGCGATGGGCGCTGGCCAAGAGCGTTTCAAGGATACGCCTAACAAGAACGAGCACTCGCACGTAGGAGATGCTTACGGCTATCTGATGATGAGCTCTGAGCATCGCAACATGACTCGCAACAGCCATCACAGCCGACGCAACGCGCCGCTCATGGCGAAGATGGAGTTCGATGTCTTCCAATAACAAAAACGTTAGCTACATCCCGTTTCATTGGACTCACCCGTTGCATATGGATTTGCGTCCATTTGAGCTTGAGTATTTTGAGTTAATCCCCGACTACATCGACCGACTCAAGGTGAGCGCTATGCAGCCGCATTCAACGACCGCGCTTGTCAATGGCAAGATGGCATGCTGCTGGGGATTCAATCAATTGTGGCCTGGCGTTGCGGAAGGTTGGCTGCTCACAACCTATCTAATTGAAAGCACGCCAATATCGTTAACCCGAGGTGCTATCAGAACCTTTAAGCAGATAGCTATCGAAATGAACTTACATAGATTGCAGATAGTCGTTGATGAGCGAAATGACCTTGCGATGCGGTGGGCAGCTAGGCTAAGTTTCGAGCCTGAAGGTCGAATGGTCGGCTATGGACCTGACGGCTCAACTCATGTGATGTTTGCGAGGCACTTCTATGGGAATGCTTTTTGGCGGGAAGGTTAAATCCCCGCCGCCGCCCGACCCCAAAATTTCAGAAGCTCAACAACGCCAAGAAGAGCGTTTAGACGCTAGAGAAGAGAAGCAGATGCGAGAGCTTGCCGCTCAAAAACGAGCGAGACGCATAGCTGGTCAGAGACTGCTTCTCAGCCCAGAACGTGAAAACCCCCAGGTGGGTATCAAGGAGAAGTTAGGTGGGTAGTCTTAGTCAGATCATAAACCCCAAAAAGCCAAAGCCTCAAGCAGGAACGCCAGCGGCAGCGGTTAGGGAGGCTGTCGAAGAGCAGACGCGGGACAAAAAGGTTGAGGTGACGACCGAGGTTGAAAAGGCTAGGTCAGCACGCCGAAGGGCTAGACGTTTCGGGCGGCAAAGCTTACTTGCAGACAGCGGCAGAGGCGTGCAGGATGAAGAGACGTCACGAACGTTGGGGAGCGCTTGATATGCCTAAGGTTATCTCAAAAGACGGCAAGACTCGTCATTTTTCTTACAGCAAAAAAGGTATGGCAGCTGCTAAGGAATACGCCAAACAAACTGGCGGACGCATGGAAAAAGGCAGCATGAAAACCGCTATGGCGAAGAAAAAGAAAGCCTATGCCTCGTAGGTTCGCCAAGGTGCCGAAAGACAGGCGCAGCGGACTGCCAAAGAAATATGTGTCTGGGTCTTCAAGCCCAGATAAGACCCGCGCCGAAATAAAGCGCACACGGCGCCTGTATAAGCGCGGCCTGCTGACGCCAGCAATGATGGACAAGATTAGCGAGCAGCGGAGTAGGACTTAATGCCGAGCTTCAAAAACATTCCTGGTGCGAGTCGATTCAAGGCTGAAAAGCTCAATAAAGTTTATCGTCGAGGCCTTGGCGCTTACTACTCAAGCGGTTCGAGACCCAAAGTCTCTGCGCATCAGTGGGCGATGGGAAGAGTTAAATCTTTCGTATCTGGGAAAGGCGGGGCTCGCAAAGCTGATGCCGACATTTTGAAGGATGCGTAAAGAGCACAAAAGCCCTAGCGGCGGCTTAACCGAAGCCGGACGCAGGCACTTCAAGCGCACTGAGGGCGCCAACCTTAAGCGTCCCGTCAAGACAGGCACCAACCCGAGACGCGTTTCATTTGCGGCTAGATTCGCAGGGATGAAGGGTGCCGAGAAAAAGCCTGATGGTACACCTACCAGGCTAGGGCTCGCGCTGAGAGCGTGGGGGTTCCGCTCAAAGGAAAGTGCTCGCAACTTTGCGAAGAGGCATAAAAAATCATGATGACGCCTAGCCAAATCATTAAGCGTCACGAGCTGGCGCAGCGCCGAAAAGATAACTGGCGACAAATCTACGAAGATTGTTATGAGTTCGCTTTGCCGCAGCGAAACCTTTATGACGGGTTTTACGAAGGTGGCAACGCGCCCGGTCAAAGTAAGATGACCAGGGTCTTCGATAGCACCGCTATCAATAGCACCCAGCGCTTTGCTAATCGAATCCAGTCGGGATTGTTCCCACCTCAGGGCAGTTGGTGCCGGTTGGAGCCTGGAAGCGAAATTCCGGTCGAGCGCAGGGTTGAAGTGCAAAAGGTGTTGGACATCTACACCGAAAAGATGTTTGACCTTTTGCGGCAAACAAACTTTGACCTGGCGATGGGCGAGTTCCTGCTTGACCTCGCGGTCGGCACTGCGGTGATGTTGGTTGAGGAGGGTGACGAAACCACTCCAATTCGTTTCACACCCGTTCCTCAGTACCTCGTTTGCATTGAAGAAGGTGCGCACGGGAGAGTTGATAACGTCTATCGTCGATTGCGCATGAAGGCCGAGGCTATCACGCAGCAATGGCCGGACGCGGAGCTTACCGAAAAGCTAAAGAGAACCATTGAAGACAAGCCTACTGAAGAAGTTGAGCTAATCGACGCTACCGTTCTTGACCCCGAGACCAAAGAGTTCAGCTACTACCTCATTGAAAAAGAGGGAAAGGCTCAGCTCCTGATGCGAAAGCTGAAGACGAGCCCATGGATTGTAGCGAGATATATGAAAGTCGCTGGCGAGGTTTATGGTCGCGGCCCCCTGGTGACCGCCATCCCCGACATCAAGACTTTAAACAAAACGCTTGAGCTTCTTCTCAAGAACGCCAGTTTATCGATTGCCGGTGTATACACCGCCGCAGACGATGGGGTGCTCAACCCGCAGACGATTAGCATTAGGCCTGGGGCTATCATCCCGGTGGCTAGGAATGGCGGTCCCCAGGGCGAGAGCCTTCGGATGCTACCGCGTTCCGGCGACTTCAACGTGTCGCAAATTGTTATTAACGATTTGCGCATGAACATCAAAAAAACGCTTCTCGATGACACGCTGCCAAACGACAATATGTCAGCGAGATCTGCAACCGAGATATCGTTTAGAGCTCAAGAGCTAGCCCAAAACCTCGGCTCTGCTTTTGGGCGGCTAATCACAGAGACGATGTTGCCGCTCACCACCCGGGTGCTCTCAATCATGGATGAGCGAGGCATCATTGAGCTCCCGCTTCAAGTCAATGGTCTTCAAGTTAAGGTCACGCCGGTGGCGCCAATCGCTCAGGCGCAAGGCATTGGCGATATCGAGAAGGTCGTGCAGTGGGCTCAGATATCTTCCGGGCTTGGCCCCGAAGGTCAGATGGCGGTAAAGACCTCTGCCATATCTGACCACGTAGCCGATAAGCTCGGCATTCCGGCGAGCCTTCGCACGACGCCGCAAGAGCGTGAGCAAATGGCGCAGCAAGCGATGGAGATGGCACAGATGGCGGCTGAACAACAGTAATGGCAGAAGGTTGGGAAGGGCTGCGAACAGTAGAGCCGCAAACTGTCTTAAGCAATAAAGACAATCAAGACGATATCGACAGGCTATATCTTCGCGTATTCGCTAGCGAAGATGGCCAGAAGCTTCATGAGCATTTACGCTCGCTCACGATTGAGCAGCCGACCTGGTATCCCGGCGAAGATGCTTCGCATGGATTTGCGAGGGAAGGCCAAAACTCACTCGTGCGCGAAATCGAAAGACGGATGGAAAGAGCGAGGCGATTATGAGTGAGACGGATGGACTGTTGGCCCAAGCGGGCGCAGAAGACGCGAGCGAGGATAACCAACAACCAGACGAGGGGATTTCACATGTTCAACCTGACCCGGGGCTTCAAACCCTGGACGAGGTCACCGTGGCGTCCGAGGGCGAAGAGGTTGAGTTCGACCGGCCAGATTGGTATCCAGAAAAGTTCTGGAACTCCGAAGAGGGGCCAGACTTAGAGAACTTGGCCAAGTCATACAACGAGCTTCAAAAGAAGTTCTCGCAAGGCAAGCACAAGACGCCCGATGAATACAACGAAGACGTCTTTAAAGACGCTCAAATCCCCGAGGATGATGAGCTATACACAACATACAAAAGTTGGGCTAAAGAGCATGGCATCAGTCAGGCGGCATTCGATGAACTCGCTTCCGCCTTCATCCAGCAGGCCGGCAACGAGGCAGAGCTCGCTCAGCTTTCGTACCAAGAGGAGTACGAAAAGCTCGGCAAAAATGCTGATGCGACCATCAAGTCAATGACGGAATGGGGCCAAGGTCTGGTCAGGAAAGGCGTTTGGTCCGAAGGCGATTTCGAAGAGTTCAAAATTATGGGCGGAACTGCGCAAGGCTTAAAGGCATTGCAGAAAGTTCGAAGCTATTACGGCGACCGCCCCATTCCCGTTGATGTGACGCCAATGGATGATGCGCCTTCGAAAGAAGAGCTAACCGCCATGGTGGCTGACCCTAAATACATTTCCGACCCAGGTTTCAGGGCGAAGGTCGAAAAGATGTTTGAGCGGGTCTACGGCACCCAGGACCACGTCGCAATGTAGTAGGTTGCGGCGCGCATCTTTACGTGGTAAAAATCGCGCCCGACAGATAACCATTGGCCTGTCAACCCCGTTCTGGGGCGAACGAAAACGCCCAAGCTGTCAGCCCTTTTATGGATACCTGATGCGACTTTTGAAAAACTGAATCATTAACTAGGAGTTAAAAAATGGCAGTGTCCATTTCAAACGCCTTCGTTCAGTTGTTCGACGCCGAGGTCAAGCAAGCATATCAGGGCGCACGCTCGTTGGCTGGCCTTTGCCGTGAACGTTCTGGCATCGAGGGCAATCAAGTTAAGTTCCCAACGTTGGGTAAGGGCACCGCGACAATTCGCGTTCCTCAAACCGACGTTACCCCTTTGAATGTGACCTATGGTCAAAAAACTGCAACGATGTCCGACTACATCGCCGCAGAATATTCTGACATCTTTAACCAACAGAAAGTTAACTTCGACGAGCGCCGAGAGCTGGTGCAAGTTGTTGGTAATGCGATTGGGCGCCGTATGGACCAAATCCTGTTGGACGCTTTGAACGCAGCATCGTCGCCGGGAACGGTTGGTACTAACGTTGGTGGCTCTGGCACCAATATGAACTTGGCTAAAATTCTAGAAGCCAAAGAGCTTCTCGATACCAAGAACGTGCCTGCTGAAGGTCGTGTGATGATTATTCACGCGAAGAACCTGTCTGCGCTTCTCGATGAGACCGAGCTGACCAGCTCTGACTTCGCTACTGTTAAGGCGCTTTCTAACGGACAGATTGACCAGTTCGCTGGCTTTACCTTCCGAACGATTGGCGACCGAGACGAGGGGGGCTTGACGCTTTCCAGCGGCGTTCGAACTTGTTTGGCCTTCCATCGTGATGCGGTTGGCATGGGCATCGGCATGAATCAGCGCTCCGAAATTAACTATGTGCCTGAGAAGACTTCGTTCTTAGTTTCTTCCATGTTCTCGGCTGGCGCCGTAGCAATTGAAGACGACGGCATCGTTAAAATCTCAGCGACTGAGTAAGGAGTTAAACGATGGCATTTTCGAAAGATGGTCTAAACGTCATTGGTGCATCTAAAAAAGGCAACGCGCCTTCGATGTACACATACACGTCTGCCGACGCAATCGCGACGGTAAACACCGCAGGCTACTTTAATGACCTATCCGACACGCTAGCTGTCGGGGATATCATTTTCGTGCACGACAGCAATACTCCAACTTTGAGTATTGTGATGGTTGCATCAAATGCTTCCGGGGTCGTTGATGTGACTGACGGCACAACCGTTGCAATGACGGATAGCGACTAAACTTGTTTGGGCTAGGCGGTCCTCGCTTAGCCCAAACTCTATCAAGGGGGATGCAACTTGGCTGCGAATGACACCAAGTTATCGATTTGCTCAGATGCCCTCATCATGATTGGCGCCTCGCCATTGTCGAGCTTCAGCGATGGCACAGACGAGGCGCAGGTTGCCGACCGACTCTACGACGATGTAAGGGATACGCTTTTGATGCAGTACCCCTACAGTTGGACGTTGCGCAAAAAGAAGCTCGCGCGATTAGCCGATGCGCCCGTTAACGAGTGGCGCTACAAGTATCAGCTACCTGGTGAGATGCTGGGTAACCCCAAGGCTGTGTTTAACACTGAGGCGGTAGGCGCTCACACGATTCGAGACTTTGAGATCTATTCTGGCGGTTTGTTTACAAACTTAGAAAACGTCTGGATTGATTTTCAATACCTACCGGAGCCAGCTGAGTTTCCGCCGTACTTTGTGCGACTGCTGAAAACTGCTCTCGCAGCAGAGTTCGCTGAGCCTATCACCGACCAAATCACTAAGGCTGATTATTTCCATGGCAAAGCCTATGGCGCGCCTTCGGAGAATATGCGCGGCGGACTCGTTCGCGTCGCGATAAACATTGACGGCGCTGACCGTCCGCCTCAATCAATTCAGGAATTTCCGATAACCGACGTTAGGTTCTGACATGCCGCGAATCATTCAAATTCAAAATGATTTCACAAGCGGCGAGTTAGACCCCAAGCTTCGCGCTCGAACGGATATCTCCCAATACAGCTCTGGCCTGGCTACTGCCAAGAATGTCGCGGTTCAACCTCAGGGTGGTGCTAAGCGGCGCGATGGCACTCAATTCATTACGCAGTTAGATAGCGGCGCGGCTAATGCGGTAAGGATGGTTAGTTTTGAGTTCAGTGTTAGTGACAGCTATATGCTGGTGTTCACGCCTGGACGGATGTATGTCTTCAAGAACAAAGTTTTGCAGACAAACATCAATGGCAGTGGCAATGATTATCTAGCCGTTAGCGCATTGACCAGCTCAATTCTTCCTGAGATGAATTGGGTGCAATCTGCTGATACCGTCATTGTTGTTCATCAAGATCTAGCGCCGCTTAAGATCGTCAGAGGTGCTAGCGACTCAACGTGGACCGCGAGCAACCTAAGTTTCACGTATGTGCCTAAACATGCGTACACACTGTCGGCCACGACGGGCAGCAGCTTTAACACTGGCGTTTCTCACGATCACCTCGAAGTCAGCAGTACATCGGGAAACTTAACGGTTACAGCAAAGCATAGCGGCTCTGACGCAAACCTCTTTACTTCGAGCGCTGCAGCAAACGGTTATGTTGGGCAGTATATAAACGTCACGCCTTTCGGACGTTTACGCATCGTGCGAAAAGTAAGTGATGCAAAGCTAGAATGTTTTGCCGAAGTTCCCCTATTTGATACGAGCAACATTGACGACGCCAACTGGGAGATAGAAGAAGGCTATGAGGATGTTTGGTCCTCAAGCCGCGGCTATCCTAGAAGCGTTACATTTCACGAGGGCCGGTTGTATTTCGGCGGCACAAAAGGTCGTCCATCTACCATCTTCGGTTCTCGTGTTTCGGACTTCTTTAACTTTGACCCAGGCGAAGCGCTCGATGACGCTTCGGTCGAAGCGACCTTGGACACCGGTACATTTAACGCTATCGTTGATATGTACTCGGGGAGACATCTGCAGATATTTACGACTGGCGGCGAGTTCTATGCGCCACAGACTCTTGACGACCCGATTACGCCTTCAAACCTAATCGTTAAAGCGCAAACAGCTTTTGGCATGAAGCCCGGTATACGGGTGCAGAACGTAGACGGCTCGACCCTGTTTATTCAAAGGCAGGGAAAAGCTCTGCAAGAGTTTGTGTTTAGCGATAGTGTGCAAGCGTACACGTCCACTAAAATATCACTGCTATCATCGCACCTGCTTCGTTCTCCTGGAGAGATGGCTGTGCGTGTTGCCACATCAACAGATGAAGGTGACCGCCTAATGATAGTTAATGATGATGATGGCTCTATCGCTTGCTATACCTTGCTGAGAAGTCAGAACGTCATCGCTCCATCGCAGTGGACTACCGATGGCAGCTTTATCAATATCGGCGTTGATGTTGATGACATATATGTCGTTACGAAAAGAACCGTAAACTCTGCCAGTGTTTACTACGTTGAAGCGTTCGACCCCGACATCTTTGTTGATTGTGCAAAGACAGGCACAGGCTCTGCGTCCTCAACTACCGTTGCGCACTTGCAAGGCAAGGCAGTTAAGATTATTCGGGATGGAATTATTGAGCCCGAGCAGACTGTTGGCGCATCACCCCACACTATAACATTTGCGGTTGCTGCTAGTAGCAGCTTTCAGGTTGGACTTAACTTCACGCCGACAATAAAGACGTTGCCGGTCGAGCCTAACTTAGCCAGTGGCTCTCTTAAGGGCTTCAAGAAACGCATTTTCGAAATCAATGCCGAGCTCTTTGAGACTCAAGCTATGTCTATCAATGACAAAGAGATAGCGTTTAGGTCTTTTGGCACTAACATTCTTGATTCAGACGTCGACGAGTTTACTGGCATCAAGACCCTTAACGGCGTCTTGGGGTACAGCTACGACGGTCAATTAACTATTACGCAGTCGGTGCCGCTCAAAATGACGGTGCTCGGCGTCGAATATAAAGTGAGTGCAGGACAATGAAGGGTGCATCTTTAGTCTTTTCAGCTCTTTCCGGCTTGATGAGAATGCAGGCGGCGAAGGCGGAATCCAAAGCGCTTGCTCAGCAGGCTACGCAGGCTCGCATTGAGGCAAGAGCTAAAGCCTTGGAATACAAGCAGCAGGGTGTTGCTGCGCTAGAGAACATAGTGCGCACAAACGCAACTATCGTTGCTAGGGCAGGCGCTGGCGGTATCGACCCATTTAGTGGTAGCGCTTTAGCGTTGCAACGTTACGCGCTCTTCAGGGGCTCAGATGAATATTTCATGTCCCGAGAAGGCTTTGACATAACCATTGCTAGCGGAGACGCCCAAGCTCAGCAGTACATGGAGCAGGGTCGAATACGCGAGAGTTCTGCAATGACGGGTATGATTTCAGGCATAGGTAAAGCAGCTTACAATCAAAGCCTTCTTGGCGGCGCCCCGCAAAAACCATTTAAGATTTGATTAGGGTAGTGAAAGATGGCTGAGCGTTTACCTCGATATAGACCTCTTGGCGTTCGAATCCCAGGCGTGCCATCCGTTAACTACGCGCAGACCGGGGCGGTCCAGGCGCAAGTTTACGAAAGCATATCTAGATCTTTAGACCAGATGGCTAGCTTTGCGTATAAGCGCGATGAGGCTAGAACTATTCGCCAGGCTGAAAGATATGCTTTCGATAATCCTTTAACAAAAGAACAAATCAATGTAGCCCTAGAGAAGGGCGGCATTAGTGAAAGCGATATAAATTTAGATAGGGACACCGTCTTTGGCGCCACGGTGCTGGCTACGACTAGTAAGCTATTATCTGCCGACTTGAATGGCGAATACAGAACTGCGGTTGCTTCTCTTGAAGAAATGATTCAAGGGCCAGACTGGAACCCAGACGATCCCAATACAGGCCTTGCAGCCATCTCCGCTCAGCTTAGAGGTATGGAGGATGGATATACATCTCTAATTGCTGACATTGACCCCAAGGAAGCATTGTCCTTCAAAGCCAGCGTGTCCGCGCTTGGCGGCGCTGTTTACAAAACGGCACTTGAGCAGACCAATAAAAAGAAGGTTCTGTTCAATCGAATGAAGATGGGTGAGACTGTCGGGGCATTCGACGCGAATGTTAGGCAAATAATTAGAGCGCATGCGGGTGAAACTGAGCTTCTTGATTCATCGATTGATGTTCTTAGAAATAATTACATGAGCGAATTATTTAAAACCGGCGACATCGAATTTGCAGAAAGTGAAGCGGCGAAGATTGCAGGAAGAATATCTAACGCGAAAATTGATGTGTTAAGCGAGCTTGGCGTTTCTTCAGAGTTTGCTAGCTCTCCGACCCAAGCTCTCAACAAGATTCGGTCCGGTGACTTCGGGAGGTATTCCGACATCTTTGCCAAGATGTCCGGTGTAGATAAAGCGAAGGTCAGAAAGAATATTCGAACAGAGATCAGTGCTCGCAAGAAAGTTAATGATGATGCTCGCGCGGCTAGCAAAAGAAATGCAGAAAGTCGGGCAGCCCATATTGTTTATAGACTGCACGCATTTGACTCTATGCTCCCCCCGGATATAGCTGGCGGACCCACAACCCCGTACATAAGGATGTCCGATCGCAAGAAGCTGGTTGCAGAGCTTTACGAGATTCACAGAAATAATCCAGACGCTATTAGTCTTGCGGAAATTCAGCGTGTTGAAGAAAGCGCTCTGACAGGCGGTCCCCGAAACCAAGTTGGGGAGTACACGGTGCTGGTGGGGATTGCGAATGGCACAATAACTGATGAAAATTTCAATCGACACATTGCAATTAATAATGTAAGCGCTGTTGGCGCAAAGATTTTGCTGGATAGCCTCCGTTCAAAAAATAAAGAAGACCTGCGAAAAGTAGAAAAAATGGCTAGGGAAGCTGTTGGCGTTTTGAGCGAGCAGGTGATACTTAACGATAGAGAGAAAACTGAACACTTTAAGTTTATGGCTGCTGTCAATGCAAGGCATGCGGCGCTATTACAACAATATGAAGATTCTGGAGGTAAAGACAGGCCTCCAAGTTTATTGGAGGCTGCAACGCAGATTCGCCAGGAAAAGTTTAACAGTGTCTATTTCAAACAGGTCCAAGAAAACTTAGGTGAGCTAAATAATGACTATAAGAAATACACGATCTTTGAATTTAAGTTAACTACAACAGAAGAACAAATTAATGATTTAGACCTTAAGGGCGTCAAAAAAGGCTCTGCGTCAGAAAAATCATTAAAAAATGAAATGAGAGTTAGGCTAAGGAAGGCACAAGAGGCTAACGCTCAATATGAGGCTTCGATGTAATGGACGAGCTAGAGATCATGCACAGCATCTCCGAGCGCATGTTCCATGCCCCGGAGGATTTTCAGCAAGAGCCTGAAGACAACCAGGCTTTGTACGCTCAACGGCGCGCTCGTCTTAATAGCGGCGCCTTGGAGCGTGGCTCTCAAGTCACTGGTACTGGTGGAGATCCCGACCGCGAAACCTCTCCCCTAAGATTTGAGCCCCCACCAAGCGAGCCAATAAAGACAAGCAATGAGATAATCGAAGAATCCTTATACGACGACAACAAATTCGTAAAAGCTTCAACACAAGTTTTTGAGCTTTACGAGGGAAGGCGATTCGACGGCACAGCAGAAGAAGCAGTTGATTATGGGCTAGAGGTCATGGGGGAGTTTGCATTTAACTTCTTCGGCATACCAGGCGTGCAACCGTTCTCTACGCAAGAAGAATTTTCTGGCGGCGGGATGCTGGCTCAGGCCGCAACAATCATCAACTCTGGCGAACCCGAAAACGCTCAAGCGTTTTTGTATCTCTTGAGCCAGTACGAAAGACTGCCAACGTTTTCTTTCCCAGGAACTGCGAGGATGTTCAGGGGATTAATGAATGACCCCACCACCATCGCGGGTGCATTCTCTGGTGGCCTGCCATTGGTACTTAAGCAATTAGGCCTAAAGAAAGCAGCCGGCAGCGTTAGAAAGGTTTTAAAAGCTGTCGCTGAAAATTCGTTCAAGGCTGGTGCAGGAGCTGGCGCCGTATACGCAGGTGGCGGAGAAGCTGCCCAGATAGGAGTAGAACGCGCGGCAGGCGAAGAGGTAAGCGACTTAGAGGCAGCGTTGCGCACAGGCATATCATCTGTTGCAGGCGCTGGCGTAGGCGGAACAGCTGCTAAGGTGGTAGAGAAAGTTGCACCGGTTGTTGGCGAATTTATTATGGACGCCGGGGATGCCGCCAGGGCACGC